TCTGTTGAGCATGATGGTCGACGGCAAAGGCAATCAGGTCCTCGTCAGACGTGGCTTCAGGGGCTTCTACAATGTAGACTGTGCCGTCAGGCGCTTGGACTTGGTGTTGAGCCACCTGACTTCTCCTTCTTGATTACTTTAAAGCCGTCTGTCTTATTTTCACGGTCTTTCTGTGTAATACTCATTCTGTGCCCAATCGTCGCCATCATCGCCTCATGGCGCTGTTCCTTTTCAGTTGCAACAATGGCTGCATGGTGGATCACTGAGCTTCGCAGATTCTCCGCCTCTTCGTGCAGTTGAGCAACTTGGACCTTAGTCTCATTCGTATGCTTGGCCACTTCGACCTTGACCTGGTGTGCTGTCATCTTCTCGGTGACTTTCGCGTTTAGCTGCTCAATGATCTTCTGCGATTCTTGCAATTGGCCTTGCAGCATTGCTACTTGAGGATCGTCTGATGTAAAGAACCGAGTGCCATCAGCGTAGCCGACACAACCGAAGACTTCCTTACCAATTTCCTGAATATTCAGCCCTGGCGTTGTTTTGGCGATCTGCGCCATCTGAGCGTAGGTATTCAATGCGCCTGTCAAGCGCTGTAGCTTCATCTGAGGGTCAGTCGCGCCCATGCCGACATTCACATTCAGCACAAGCTCCTGGTCAAGCAATTGGTCAGTCACTTCAGAGATGCCATACTTCTGCAGCAACTTGGCTTTATTAGCGGCAACTGAGATAATGACTTGGTCCGTTTCATAATGCTGCTCAAGCGCCATAATCTGGCGCAGCAACGGCTGAACAAACGTCTCAACATAAGTGCGCAGCAGATACTCAACCAGCGTTCCTGCTGACTGATTGAGCAAACTCATATTCCGCGCAGGACCATTGATACCGTGGTCCGCCATCACTTGAGCTGGCGAGAAGTTGCCGAGCAGGTCGCCGAGGTCATTGTCGATACGAGATTGTTCTTCGTAGGCAGACTGAGTAACGTCCGGCCAGGAGATTTCCCGCACATCATTTACTGGATCGTCCATTGAAACAACGCCGCCTGGCACATTCCTTACCAAGCCCTGCACATCCACATCTTTGCCGCGTTTGATGAACCACTTCTTATTCAGTACAAACTTGACGTTATCGATACGCTGATTTGCAACCTCGTTGGCCTCGTCTTGTAGATTCTTGCCAAGCATCGGAATACCTGACGGATAGACTTTGTGCGTTTCAAGAATGACACAGCCCATCACGTAAGGTCGCATGCCGTGGAAGACGACCTCTTTCAATGGTACAGGTGTTGTCAGCAGCAAGTTCTCACCGAGCAGGTAGAACTCCCAGTCAACATCATTCTTGCGGTGGATGTGGCGCTGAATCCACACTGTGACATAGGCGTCTTCATCCATTGCATCTGAAGCGTACTGGTCATTGCGGTCTTTTTGGCGTGCTGAGCGTGTACTGTCAGACTTAGTGTCCGCTGCGGCTCGAATTTCACCCGGACCGTAAGTGCGCCACTCGCCAGACTCCATTTTCTCCATGACGTCCATGACATACATTGGGATCATGTGAATGACATACGGCGAACTATTGATTGGGTCCATCCAATTTGCGCCCGGATCAATACGGATATTTTCAACCGGTATCAGGTCAACGACAGGCTGGTCACGTAAAGGCTTCGGCTTAACAACCTGAGGCTCAGGATCCGGGGCCTTTTGAGGCGCCTGAACGCCACCTGGCTGAGCTACTTCTGCCGTTTCAGGAGCTTCTTGGGCTGTCGGCGGTGTGCCTGGTTGTTGAATATTAAGCTCAGACGGTGCCTCAGCCAGCGACTTGACTGGCGGTTCTGGCATTTTGCTGATTGAATTTGGCGCTGAAGGGTCTTTCTTATATTCCCAGTAAGCATGCGCGCAGACGACGCCTGTTGTCTGAGCATCTTGCAAGCCACCTTGAATAACTTGGAACCAAGGCACTGATTTTGTCAAGCGACACTGCAAGACCTGTTTCATGCACTCGGCGCCGGCTTGTTTTTGCCTGTCGCCCTGGTTCAGTGCGTTGACGTCCACCACATCCATGTTGGAAAAGAAGGCTGCTGCACTTGCCGCCTCGTTCTTGCGCATGACTGACCGTGTTTTTGGGCGGTACAGCTTTGAGCGCTTCTCGTAGGACGCTGTGTTGTATTTTGAATCGGTTGGATGCTGAGAATTGAACGCACGGATGGCGTCATCCCAACTTTTCCGCATATTTGAGTCGATGTACGAGGTAGAAGCACGATAAGCTGAACCTGCCCGCTTTATCCAACTGCCTTCGTCACCTTTGTCCTTGGCTTCGGAAGTCTGGGCGGTAGGTGGGGTATTTTTAGAATCGGGTGTCATGTCAGCCTACTACCTTTCCAGTGTTGTGCTCAACTTGAACAGCTCGGTCATCCCACAGCTCGACCATAAAACGGTCTTTGACATTCGTGATCTTTAAAGTCTTGCCAAAGCTCTCCATGCAAAACTTTCTGATGGCCGGATAAGACTTGGCGTCGCGTGCTGTGAAGATCCTCACATCCCGGTCTTCTTTCAACCACTTCTTAACTCGGTCAACCATTAGTTTGATAGGCGCGCCAATATGGTTATGGCCCTTGTAACTGTGATACTCTGCTAGTGTTCCATCAAGATCCACGCCGTACCACCCATCGCCGGCGTTACGCGGGTCTTTCATTTAAAGGCCTCAGCCCACGGTTTGCCGGCCTCACCGGCATTTTGTGGAGCACCCGGCGCTTTGCGCTTTTCTACTTCAGCAGCGGCCGTCTTTACAACATCTTGCCCGCGTTTGACTGGATCAAGCGCTGGGTCTGCGGGTGTTGGTGTAGCTGCCATTTAGCTGCCTCCTACTGGTCTCAATAGTTCTTGCTGGCCTGCATACTCTGTCATGCCGCCTTCCCCGTTCCACGCGCCGCGCGCCATGCCCATACGTTCGAGCAATTCACCGCCGCCCATTATAATCGCGTGTTCAAGCTGAGAACTACTGTGGCACGAAGGTAAGTCGATGGTGTAGCCGAAGCGGGAGTCAGCCATACCGTGTTTGATGCACAGCACACCGCCTGGGGCGCAGCCCACTTGCCAGAGATGGTTTGGGTAAGTGCGCGTTAACAGCAATGCACTTTTTTTCATGATAATTTCCATTTGAACCCATTCAGGATCCAAACTACCAGAAGAAGTACATTCTACTGTTTGAACGTCGGCCGCATCATCCATGGCTTAAACCTTCGCAGCAGGCGTCAAAGTAACGATCTCAGCTTCCAGCGCTGCGACCTGGTCATGCAAGGCGACGATCTGGGCCGTCAACGCTGCTAATTTAGTATTTGCATCTGCAAGCTGCGGCGATAGATCAGGATAAGCTGGTGCCGCGGATAACACAGGTGCGGCAGCATCGGCCAATCCTGCCTGGTAAACCGCCTGTACTGCCGCTTCGTGCGTGTGGCCGACATTATCTTGGTAAACTTGTAATGGATTCATGCTGGGCTCCCGTCTTCTTTCACTAGTTGAACTACGTTATCTTCCGCCGGCACAGGCTCAGCTTGTTGAGCTAGCTGCAACTGGTATTGCGCTTGAAGCTTGCCGATCAAGTCGACAACCTCCTGAAAAGGCTTTACAGCCAGGCAGCTGATAATCATGTTGCCTTCGTCTTCGTCCATCGTGAAAGTCAATTGTCTTGCCATTTTAATCTCCTCAACAAAATTCAGGTTCTGCGTAGCCCGGTTCATTCGATCTCGGTGCGCGGGGCTCCAAGTCGTATATTCGGGCGAAGGCGTCGATTGCGTCTTTCAAGCCGCCAAATGGGAAATAGTGAAATTGCATCTTCAACTGTTCCGCCACATCATAGGCCTGACCTTGTTCATCCTTGCGCCGAATGGTTCTTGCAATTCGGTAATCATACCCCGAACTTGCCATTTGCTGTTGAAATTTTGTTAAATGCTTGGGATCCGTGTCAAACGGCAGGAAAATCTTATGGGAGCGCAGGTCAGGCACCAGCCGCTGCACCCGATCTATTTTGCTACCTTCCCCGTCCCTCGGCCAAGCCAGTTCTTCTATTGGGAATTTGATTGAGTCAGGCCTGCGCATCTGCTCTTGGAAGTAATCCATGTCAGCTTGCGCACCGAAAGACTCGTACCCCATCTTGACCATCTGCACGCCCGGCATTCTGCTCCATCTTGCATACATGCCTGCGAAGTTCTCCCACCGCTCCTTCAAGTCCATCTTGTGGTTCATACCATCAAGCAGGTACTTATTCATCGCGTAGTCCATGCCTATAACAATAATGGCTGTGTTCGCCGACTCTTTCTTCTTCGACCTGGCAGGGTCGCACATAATATAAACGTTCAGCGTTTCAGGCCGTGCCTCGTAAATCTGCAGGTCCTGGATGTCAAACATCTTTTGCTGGCCTGACAGCGGGTTCTGCAGGTACTGGCAGGCAATGTCGTTGTCTGTGTTCTTGCGAAGGCGCGAATCCCACTCTGCTTGCGAGAAGAACACCGGCTTGCCGTCACGCAGCCCGTTGTCCGTGGCCGGGTACAGCCTGACTTTCAGCGCGGCCCGCTTGATGATCCACTCATAAGTGTCCGCGTAGTTGTACCTGGTACCCACCATCCACTCTTCGCCCCCTTGTGTGCCCAATGACTGGGAGAGAGAATAGGCGTCCGTCGTTTTCTGGGATTGTTCAGGCGTGCCGACTGACTTATCGGTAACAATGTCGTCGTATATCCGAATGCGGTAGTGCTTGGAAACCGGTTGGCCGTCCACCAGACCTGACGCTTCGACAGTCGCTTCCTTCGAGTTGTTGGTGCGCCGGACCACGATACCACCATCAACAGACCAGCGCTGCGCTTCTTTAGAAGGATTTTCATAGAGTATGTCCGGGAACACCGTTTTAAGTGTAATGTTTGTCTCCAGCTCAGTTTTGATCTGGCGGAGAAAGGAAGAGGCGATTGGGTTCGTATGGCTGAAGATGCCGATCGTTACATTCGGGTCGTTTAGAATACGCTGGATGGCCCCGCCAAAGGTAATGATGGTCGACTTGTAATGCTCCCGCCCCCAAAGGTCCATGTAACCATTCGGCGCCTTCTCCACCTCACGGCAACGAGCATAGAGCCACGGGTGCAGCATGTCGTGCCGCCGGCATGCCTTTACCAAAAGATAAAACCGGTCAATGCGACAGAGCGCTCTGATCCCGGCTTTGTTGGTACCTTGCTCGTCAACATCATCCCACCATCGGATTGTCTCCTCAAGCGAGTAATCTAAGTGCTCCATAGGAAGGCCTTATAGAAAAAACCCGGTTGCGACAATCTAGGGGGCTAGACACCAGGCAGCGCTATCTTCTAATCAGGGAGATCGAAGTCTTAAACAATAATCTTCTTCTGTGTTAACTTAACCCGCGGGTCAATGGAGGGTGTGTACCCCTGGCCGTCTTGGACCGCCACGCAATTAGAAGTGTGATTAAACTCCGAATGGCCTGCAAAGTAAACAAATAAAGCAATCAGTGCCCATAAGACAAACAAACCGGTTATTCTAGTCATGGTCTAATCTCCGTAATCGCCGGTAGACTTCTTGAAAGGGTTTTCGCCCTTTTTAAGACCTGCGGCAGGTATTGTAGCCTTGTCGCTCGCTCTGAGATGGCCGGTCTTCTGTTTATACTTAGGCTCGCCTTCTTTTTCCTTTGTATTTGCACTTTCAGCAGCCTCACCGTGAATATCTTCACCCGTTGCATTTTTATACTCAGCTCTCTCACCGGGTGGCATGGCGTCACTACCTTTACCAAAAATCTCGGTGAACTTCTTACCAATCTCCCCTGCGTTTGTTCCTTTGTTCTCTGACATGCTACTCTCCTAATCTAAAGATGAACGGCTATAAGCCGTATTGCGCTTGTAGGCAATATCTGTTACAAGATGGTCGGACAGCCGAGCCTGAGCATCCTTGTTCTTGCATTGCATGATGGAGGCGTCCATCTCAAAGCTCCCTGTCATGTCTGGAACATGGTTCCATTCTGTAGGGCAGCAACCGTCTTTTCCATACTCAATGTGGCCACGAGGCTGTTTCATTTTGTCACTCCTATATAAATGGCAATTTCTGATAAAGGTATTGCTTCTTTCGGTATTGCTTCTTTCGGTGCGATCCACTCATACGTCACTCCATGCGCTGTGTGCGGAGACTGTATTACAGCAAAACTTGTATTGGCGGGTAACTCTTTATTGGCATCCTTGATTGCGTAATCCAGTGTCAGCCAGCCTGGTACGCTTCTTGGCTTCGCCACAGTTGCAATTGACCGAGGATCTTGCTTAGGCGTCTCAATGAGATTATTGTAACTCGTGGCTTCGTGGACGTACACCTGTTCAATAATGTCTGCTACACGGTGCTGCCTATGGTACGGCGCCGCTGGACTATCGCCAGGCTCTGACTGATCGCTGTTGAGGTGCTCTGCTTCCCACTTAAAATCAAAGTCATCCACTTGCTTCTGTGTGACGCCGGCATGAGCGCAAAGCAGTGCTTCAGTCAGCTCATGGAGTGCGACTGCTTCTTGCATGACTTTGGTTGGATAGCTGGGGTCATCATTGCTGACTTTGATGATAAGCCTTTTGCCTTCATAGTACCAGTCGCCTACTGTGCTGTAGCGCTGCTCGTGGCTGGGTATAAAAAAGATTGCGATTGTAAATCCTGTCTGCATTATCACGACACTCCCCTTTTTTCGTTATGCGGCTCTTCGAACTTGTGCTTGCAGTGGCCGCAGCTATACTGCACTACTCTGTAGTTCCTGGCGTAATTGAAAAATCTGTATAAGAGATTCTTAAAACCACACTCCGGGCACTCTGTTTTGATCGGCAACATTTGAAACTCCTCTTGTCTGGCAGCGGAGCATGGAATCGAACCATGTCTTTGCGACTTCAAAGGCCGTTGCACCTCCATTGGGCATCTCCGCTTCTTGAATTATACACATTATACTCTGCGCTCTGCACTTTGTAACCCTGCAATTTAGCAACTTACATTACGAAAAATGAAAATATAAAATAAAAAACCGGCTTTGGTCGGATGCGAGGGAACCCCGCTAGCCACCTTAGCCCCGCCCGCAGAGCGCAAAGGCCGTTTCCCCAGGACTCAGGCCCAATTCCAACACGCCAAAGTCCCAGGCCCATTGCCCAGGCCCCATAGATTTCCGTACCCAACTCCCACCACTCAGTACTACTTCCCAACTACCTCACTCGCTGAGCCCTCCACTACTCCACCACGAATCTTCTTGAGTAGATCATCACTCGACGCCACCATGGCCGTGACTTGTAGCTGCAGTGGGTTCTCATCATCGCCCGAGAGTATGGTCTTATCTCCATATTTCTTTGGTAATAGCTTGGAAGCTAACCACTTGCGGGTATCAACCTTGAGCTTAGACCGTGCAATGTTCTCGCCGTTGATGTGTGGTACTCCATGCTCGTCGGTGTAGTCTACATCATCCGAGTTATCGTCTGCAATCTCCAATATCTCTTCTACTAACTTCTCTGCTCGCAGTTGCATCGCTTCGTCCCACATCTTTCTGAACACGGGATCTACAGCGAGCCAGCCATAGAGCGTAGGCATCGTCGGCATGCGAGGTTGGTCGCAGAGTTTATAGGATGACGCACCATTGGCAATTGCAAAGCAAATCTCAACCATTAACTCCATAGTCTTATACACATGGCCCTTAGGTGGCGGGAGTACCACAGGAACTGTCGTATTGATCTGTTTAAGGGCTTCGGCGTCGTTTGACTCGTATGCTTCAAGGATCTTCGGAGTGGTGCGTTCTACGGCCCTCTGTTCGAGTTTAAACAGCGTCTTTACTGACTTACCACGACCAGGTCGCTTAGTACTTGGCGTCGAGGTTACGGCTGACTCTCGCGGTTTTGAAATCGGGGCACGTGGGACTTTGGTTGGAGAGCTTTGCGCTTTGTTCGCTGGCGGTCGAGTTTTGCTCTTCGTTCTAACTGCATCGTTCTTTGCTCTAGCTGTCCCGTTCTTTGCTCTCTGCACGCTGGACTCCGTGGGTGCGCTAGAGTTGCCTCGAGAAAGCGACGGCGCCAACTTTTTAGTCTTTGTCGTAGAGTTCTTAGTTGCTGTCATTTCAGTCTCCCATAGTTGTAGCACTCAGATTTTAGTCTCAACGGCTCTATTTTTGAACAGAACACTCACAGCCGCAATTGCGCCCGTAAATAAATCACTCGCAAAGCTTGCCGTTGCAACAAAGGCAGCGAATAATGGCCTCACTAACTTCAGCCCGACTTCACAATGGCGGTCAATACTGAAGTGGCGAAAGCCTTGGTGCGTAAAGCATAAATCATCTTACTTCACTAACTTCTATTATTTCTCTATAATTATATAGAATAGATCAATAAATAATTTAATATAGACAAGAAATATTCTATATATAAAGGGTGGGGCTTACATTTGAAGTAGTGTTAGCCTGAAGCTCTTAGTACATTAGTTGTTGATATATATAAGATTGCCGCCTTTGTACTTGCTTCGTGACTTCACGAGCAGAGAGCCGCGAGGTTACGCTTTCAGCCTTTAACAGTATATTGTCTGTCCGATTTATTAATCTATTAAGGAGCAAAGAGCAATGAGCCGCCATCTAACCATTTATCTGTCAGACGATTTAGTCGGAAAATTAGATCATCACATCGCAGAATCAAAGAGCACAGCACCTAAACCTTTAACCCCCGAAGAGCGGAAAGTAGTCCATAAAATCGCTGACGATAAAGGAGTTGCTGCGGCTAATGCTTACCTTCAAACAATTCGCCCGCCGCAGCCAAAAATGTCAAGAACAACACTTGTAGAATACTTTATAGGAATAGGCCTAGAAGCCGTAGAGCTTGGCCTTAAAATTAAGGAGTAGTACTCATGGCATCAAAGAAAGAGGGACAAGCTTTAGTAATAGCAAAACTAGAATCGTCGTTACTAGACCAAGACGACGCCAAAGCATTGAAAATAGAACTCGCCAAAGAAGGTGAATTGGCAGCCATAGGGCTCCCGGACAAGCTTGCCTTGGCGTTACCATACTTTGACCTCCACGGCAAGCCCACGGGCTTTAAACGGTACCGCTATCTTGAAGACACACGCTCAGGGTTCACAGCCCAAACAAACAAGAAAGCGATCCGCTATGTACAGCCGCCAAATTCAATCTCAGAAGTTTACATGCCACCCATGGTTGAATGGGACGAGATCGCCAAAGACCCAAGCATCGAGATTGTTATCACTGAAGGAGAGCTCAAAGCCGCATGCTGCACCAAACTAGCCATTCCATGTTTAGGTCTTGGCGGTGTGTGGTCATTTAAAAGCGCTAAAAAGAAATTGCCACTACTGCCCATCTTCTATAAATTTGAATGGAACAGTAGGTCAGTGATCGTGGCATTCGATTCTGATGCACATACCAACCCGCAAGTAGTCACAGCCCGCAACGAATTATGCAAAGAACTATTCTCGCTTGGTGCACTTCCAAAAATAGCGAACCTAACACCAGGTGACGACGATGCAAAACGAGGTCTTGACGACTTAGCACTCCAAGAAGGTGCGGAGAGTTTGCTCGCCGTTTTAGAATCAGCTGAATCATTTGCCACATCAGTTGCGCTCCATGAGCTATCCACTGAGGTCGCCTATATCACAGACCCGGGATTGATTGTCGTGCTCGCCAATGGGCAGAAAATGAGGCCGCACGACTTCTCGAATCATGCTTATGCTAACAGACATTATTATGAGGAGACGCTGACGCCGCGAGGTGAAGTGAGGGTGACAAAGTGCAAAGCAGCGGTGGCTTGGCTAGAGTGGCCAATGCGACTCGCCTTAAAATCGATGGCCTATGAACCAGGTCTTGAGCGACTAACAGACGACGGCCGTTATAACACATGGCCAGGTTGGGGGTGTGAACCAAAGAAAGGATCTATCCTTCCATGGAAGCAATTGCTTGACCATTTGTTCGCTGACAATACAACAGAGCGGCAATGGTTCGAGAGATGGTGCGCCATTCCAATTCAACAACCAGGTGTTAAGCTCTATACAGCTTGTGTGCTTTGGGGAGTAAACACGGGTACAGGCAAATCGCTGGTCGGCTATACACTCGGGAGAATATATGGAAAAAACTTCACGGAGATAGGCGACGGAGCGTTACAAGACGAGCGGAATGAGTGGGCCATTGACAAGCAGTTTGTGATGGGCGACGACGTCACGGGCCACGACCAACGGAAGTATGCGGACACACTCAAGAGAATGATAACCCAACAGACAATGCGGATCGACCAGAAGTATGTGCCGTCTTATACAGTTCGCGACTGTGTTAACTACCTGTTCACCTCTAACCACTCGGATGCCTTCTTCCTTGAGGACGACGATCGACGGAACTTCGTGCATGAGATAGTGAACCCGCCAATGAATCGAGACTTCTATCGCGCCTATATGGAATGGCTGAACAATGGCGGAGCATCCTACTTAATGCACCACTTGTTGAGTCTTGAATTGGGTGGAATGACGGCGGAGGACAGAGCACCAAATACAAATGCAAGACAGGCAATGATAGACGACGGGCTCTCGGATTTAGGTAAGTGGGTTCGCCGCTTGAAAGTAGAGCCGGATTTTATTTTGAAGATGGGCGACGTGAAATTAGAAGGCGATCTTTGGGCGTCAGCGGATCTTCTCAAATTATACGACCCTGAGGGTAAAGGAAAAGCAACTGCTGGCGGTCTATCACGGGAATTAAAACGTGCCGGGTTCAAACAATTATACAAAGGCATGCAGATAAAGACAATCAACGGCCAACAACGACTTTTTTCCATACGTAATATAGAGCAGTGGCGGGACATAATGAACTCTAAACTGCTGGCCGATCACTATGATAAATCAAGGCAAGATATCAAAAAGCACAAAAAGTTCTAATGCTGGGTGTCTCCTAAGCTATTGATATTAAACGATAATCAAAAATAGTTTGAAAATAAGTTAAAAAGTTGTTTACTTTTGTAATTGTGAGGTTTAATATCCTAACCATCAACACCGCAACTGAACAACTTTAAGTAACTTAACTTTAAACAATGGAGAGAATCATGAACTACGACGAGTCCTACGATCAAGCTTATACTTATGCTTATGATGTATTTTATACCACAGCCTTAGTAGCAGCTGAAGAAGCGGCTGAAGACAAAAGTAATGATGCTGATGCAGTAAATGATGCGGCTGCTACAGCCGCTTACTTGGCTTCTGAATTGTTCAGTATTGCCGCTTATGATTCTGAAAATGAATATGACGAGCAAGCAGTTCAAGCGGCTGTGTCAGAAGCTACTCAAGATGCTGCAATGGATGCCTACACTGAGGCTTGTCCTGAGGCTTGTCCTGAGGCTTGAGGCTTGGCTTGGCTTGAGGCTTGTCCTGCAGAGCTAACTTATACTACTTAACGACGGAGATTATCATGATAACGGCAAACGAACTATTCGCAGCAAACAACAAAGCAATCGCAGCTAAGACAACTAAAGTAGCACCTAAAGCAAAGGTTGTCGCGATCAAGGAAACAAAAGAAGCTAAGGCTGCTAAACTCGCAGCTAACAAAAAGGCAGTTGACGAGATGTTTAAGGCTGCTAAGGCTGCTGAGCCTAAGACTGTTGCAAAGGCTGCTCCAAAGGCAGCTCCAAAGGCAGCTCCTAAAGCAGTAGCGAGTAAGAAGGCTCCAACCAAGAAGATAGAAGTCGCTGCCAAGAAGAAAGTGCAAGGCATTGGCGCATACGTAAATGAGTGCATCGAAAAAGGCAAGGACAATGCCGAGTGCTTTGCGATGGTGCAAAAGAAGTTCCCTGAGGCAGCGACAAGTATGAACTGCATTCGCTGGTACCGTTCTAAGCTTAATGCAGCATAAGACTTCGCTTGTTGGGTTTTATGAGAGCCCAACGAGAGACGCCTTGTCTCTTAACCACCACGGAGAGAATCATGAAATCATATCTAGTAAAATTGTTCCTACCCAATGGCGGCTTTGAATACGTCGACAAGGACTACCGCATGGAGCTTGGTGAATACGTTCTTTATTCAGCGGACGATGGTCGTGTAAGCGGCCATTTGAACCAGTTTAAAGACATTAAAGAAGACGAAGGTTCAGAAGACTAAGCAACAACGAAACGGAGGCCTTAAACAAGCCTCCACCACGACCCAAACTTAAAAGGAGGCTACTATGAAGACGTTGTACACTACCACTTTAGCAGGCTATGAAATTACCCTAAAGCAAAATGAAAGTTCAAAGGCATTTAAGGTGGCTTATGGTAAAGAGATCCACACAACAAAGTCTTATAAGTTCGCGGCTGCCTTCTTAGGCGAAGCTATCATGCATGCTTTAGCTTGTGAAGGTTTGTTGGATAACGAAACAATTTAATTAAGGAGAATCATCATGGCCCTAGCCACAGCACTTTCGAACGAGCAACTCATGAAATATGCGCCTTCTGTCTTCGCGACTGAGGCATCATCAGAGACCAGCGACAAGTATACTTTTATCCCAACCTCCAACATCGTCGAGGCGCTTCGCAAAGAGGGCTTTGTTCCTGTTAAGGCCCAGCAGTCTAATGTGCGAACTGAAGACGGCAAGATGTTTGCCAAACACTCCCTTCGCTTCCGCATGGATTCAATTCTCAACGGCTTGTCAGTCGGCGACGAAGTGCCTGAGCTTGTGCTTGTCAATAGCCACAACCGTTCTAGCGGCTTTCAATTGTCTGCCGGCATGTATCGCCTTGTGTGCTCCAACGGCATGACAGTGAAAAGCTCCAACTTTGGAGATATCTCAGTGCGTCACAGTGGCAACATCATCGACAATGTGATAGAGGGATCTGCACGAATCATCGAAGAAATGCCTAAGATCGTGGACGCAGTTCACCAATACAAGTCGCTGATCCTCACTCCTGAGCACCAGCAGATTTTTGCCGAGGCAGCACTCCAATTGCGCTATCCATTCGATGACGAGGGCAAATCTACCTCACCTATTCAATCTTCTCAGTTGCTCCAAGTGCGGCGTACTGCGGACGTTGGGGGTGACCTTTGGAAGACGTTCAACCGTGTGCAGGAGAATTTTATTCGTGGTGGCATGCGAGGCGTTGGGACCACAGGCAAACGCACAAAGTTAAGAGGCATCAAGTCCGTGTCCGAGGATTTGCGTGTCAACAAAGCGCTGTGGCTTCTCACTGAGACCATGGCAACAATGATGCAATAAATATAAACGGCTGCCGGGTCCCGTAGAAAGTAGGCGGGTATCCGGGCCATAAACCAATGGAGATGGAGACGGAAATGAAAAAATACGAACTGATCGCAGAAAAAAGCATAGAATTTTGCGGAATTAAGTTATTCAAAATCCGCGCGCTAATTAGCTTTGGCTCTGTATCAAAAGGTGACGAGGGCGGATATGTAGAAAAAGAAGAAAACTTGGCACAGGTGGGCAATGCGTGGGTGTACGGCAATGCGCGGGTGTCCGGCGATGCGCGGGTGTCCGGCAATGCGTGGGTGTACGGCGATGCGCGGGTGTACGGCGATGCGCAGGTGTACGGCAATGCGTGGGTGTCCGGCAATGCGCGGGTGTACGGCGATGCGCAGGTGTACGGCAATGCGTGGGTGCACGGCGATGCGCGGATGTACGGCAATGCGCGGGTGTACGGCGATG